ATCTAAGCAAGATGTTATGTCTGTTGACTACCATAGTGCTTATCACGTTATGGGAACTAAGTGGACATCTGCTACTGACAACCCAACAAACGCAGCATTAGGTAACTCTAATAACTGGGCATTAACATATGATGCAGACCTAATTCCTATGGTTGAGATCATTGTTAACTCTCCACTTGATACTTCTAATATTTCTTAATATTATTAAGTAGCAAAGTAGTAAAAAGCCTCATCAATTATTGGTGGGGTTTTTTCTTTACGCTACAATAAAACTAAAATTACTTTCTAGCCGTGGCAGCCACCATAAATGCAACTGTAAAAGACGCTAACGCTAACAGCTATGTCACGCTTACAGAAGCCAACACTTATTTTGAGACAGTTCCAGACTCTTCAACTTGGACAAATAAAACAGACGATCAGAAAAACAGAGCACTAATATCAGCCACTAGATGGATCGACAGCTTTGTATTTTATGGAGACAGATGCGATGACGGTCAGGCACTAAAGTTTCCAAGAAATAATTATCAGGTAGATGGAGTAGAACTATCTTGCAGTGTTATCCCACTCAACATAAAGTACGCACAATATGAACTAGCCAGAGCTTTGGCAAACGATACTGGTGCTATTACAGGCACTACAGGAAAAGATGGTAATTTTAGTGAAGTAAAACTAGGAGATTTGCAGGTAAAATATAATACTGAAAGTCAGGGAACTGGGGCTATAAACAATATTATGGATGTGTACCCTTGGCTACAAAGTTACCTCGGAGCTTATATGCTAGGGGGAGCAGGTAGTTTTCAGATGAGGGTAGTTAGAGGATAATGGCAGGACAACTAGATACATTATTTAGATCAGTAGCCAAACAGGTTGTTGCAGATTTAGGTACTTCTTTTGACAGCACTATTTCTTATATAAGAAAAGGAGTGTCAAGTTATGATGTAGCTAAAGGAAAGAACGTAACTGTAGACACTACTTATTCTGATTTAAAAGTTCCTGTAGAATATGTTAGATCCGAGGAGGATTTATCTGTAGAGATAAGACAGGCAAAAGTTTACATAACTCCTGATCTGATAGGAGACAACCAACCAGATATGGAAGATGAGATAGTATTGACTTATGCAGGATCTACTAGAACTGCACAGATCGTAAACATTGACACAAAACAGGGTGGTCAAACTTACCTGTTTACTTTATTAGTGAGGTTCTAATGAGTAATACTCCTTTTACAGATGGTATAGAAAAAGAAACAAGAGCAGAACTCAACCAAGCTTTTAATGATTTAGTACTGACACTTTTGAATGATTTACCTAGCCAAAGTCCACAGTATACAGGTTTCTTTGCCTCAAGCTGGAAAGCTGATAGATCACGCCCTCAAGCAGTAGATCCATTGGAATCGCCTTGGACACAGGTAAAATCAGATAAACAAAGAGGTTTAAACAGAACTCCAATAATAAGACCTAGACATACAGCCAGACCTAGATTTAAGTTCGGAGAAACCGCATTTGTGGGAAATACAGCTAATTATGCTAGTTATGCTTTAGGTTCACCAAACAGCAGTATAGTTCCTTATTTTGAGCAGTTATCACAAATAGCCGACATGGTATTTAAACAAAAGCCTGATATTCGATTATCTACAGGACAAGTATTGTCTCCTGGAGTTGAAAGTGGTAGAACAGCCCCAGCACAAGGTCGTAGATTTACAAAATTATGACTTTAGTAAACGCAAGAGCAGCTTTTGAAAAAGCTATAACAGACTCAGTAAATGATTCTGACCCTACAGTAAAACTTATTTATGACAATATTCCACAGACTCTTCCGAGTAAAACTATAACTTACGTTTCTATATCAATAACTTTTAACCAAGCAACAGTACAGGCACACGGAACTGCCACTTCATTTTATTCTGGTGCGGTCCAATGTAATATTTATGTACCCAAAAATAAAGGTACTTCTGTGCTATCTGCTGTAGGAGAATCTGTAATATCTGGTCTAACATCCATAAATGCTTCTGACTACACAGATACTTTCAGTTGTAAGCCTAGAGTTGGTGAAATAAGTGGACCTGTGCCTATTGAGGTTGAAGATAGATCACACTTTTTAGGTATAGTATCTTGTGCTTTTTCTGCCAATTCGTAGTATATTAGAGTAGCAATCTAACAGAATTATGACCAGAGCTATTGATCTTCTAAAAAATAAGTTTGGGGTAAGTCAGTTATATAAATACGATATTCTTGATTCTGATGGTAGTGTAGTTTTAACTGTTTACTGGCATCCACTTACAATAGCTGAACGTGAAATGATCCAGAAAAAGAGTGGATCAGAAGATAGTAATGACTTTGCTTTACAACTAATGATAGAAAAAGCATTAGATAGCGGTGGTGTAAGATTATTTGCTGACGGAGACAAAGCTTCTTTACGAAGAGAGGTTGCAGCAAGTGTGCTCCAAGAAATTCAATTATCAATGCTTCAAGCAGGAACAGAGCAGGAGGTAGAAGAGGCAAAAGCCGATTTGAAAAGCGAATCCTGATTGGTATTTTATATACTCTTTAGCTAACGAACTAAAAATGACTGTACGAGATTTGTGCAGCAAATTAACTGTTGAAGAAATGATGGGTTGGGCTGCTTTTTATAAACTACGTAACGAAGAACAAGAAAAAGAACAAGATAGAGTACAAAGAAGAAGCGTTATACCCAAATCACGGTAGAATAGTCTATATACTTGTTTATTTAGGTCGAAATGGCAGAGAAGAATCTAACTATACGACTAAAAACGATAGATAAAGAGTTAAAAGAGTCTTTAAAAAAGATAGGTCAGTTAGAAAAAACTGTAGATAGATTAAATAGTAAACAGGTAAAACTAAAAACCAATAGAGCACAGGAAGCAGCAAAAAGATTACAAAGAGAATTAAAAAAGGCTAATGAAATAACTGAAAAATTATTTTCTTTCAAAAGGACAGATGGATTCGGAAGATCTATAGCAAAAGTAAGAGATGAACTTTCTGCGGTAAGATTAGCATTTGATAAAGCCAACAGTGCAGCAGAAAGACAGGAAAAAGCAACTGCTCTAATTGCAGGTAATTTTAAAAAGATAAGAATGGAAGCTACTGCTTTTGCACAAGCAAGTGGTAATCGAGAAGCTTTAAGAGGTGCTGCTGGTGGAGATGTAAAAGCCAGATTAAAAGAAATAAGTGAGTTTCCCAAAACCATGCTTGCTGGTAGAGAAGCCATGGGTCTCCTTAACAGGATGCTGGAATTGTCTGTGGTGGGTTCAAAAGACTTCTTACTTATAAGTAAAGCAATAGGAGAACAGTTAAGATCAAACGCAGAAATACAAAAAGCATCAGATAAAGCTGCTGGATTAGATAAACCTAAGAAAAAAGTAAAAGAAAAGAAGGAGGAAAAAAGAGGAGAAAGACAAATAAATGAAGAACTACAAAAGAGACTTCAAATGGAGATGGACTTAAATAAAGTTCGTCAAAGAAGAATAAGGCAACAAAAAACAGAACTTAAAAATGAACAACGTGCCAGGTCTAAGAGAAGGCAAAGTCAATTACTCGGAGCAGGTTTCCCCTTACTATTCGGTGGAGGAGCTGGTGCTATCGGCGGTAGTTTGGCTGGATCTTTCCTTGCACCAGAAGGAGAGGAGTTTGGTGGTCAGATATTTGGTAGTGCCATTGGTACTTTACTAGAACGTAATCTACGTACAATCAGAGAAATAGGAAATGCTACACAAAACCTAGACTTAGCTGCTTTAGAAAATTCATCTATAAGAGTTAACGCTGAACTGGATCGAACCATCAAAAATCTACAAAGAATAGGAGAGTCTGAAAAAGCTAGAGAATTACTAAGTAAAGAGATAGCTAAACAAACGGGAACAGTAGAAGGAACTTCGGAAAATATAGCGGACAATATTAACTTATTAGTTGACGAGTTCAAACAGTTTACAGCTTTAGCATCAACAGCTTTAGGAATAATTGGTGTACCTTTTGTGGCTGCACTAACGTTGTTACTAGATACAGTAAATATGATTCTAGAGGGCTTCAACTTAATAACGTCTGCAATAGGTCTTGCTATATCTGAGCTGATACGACTGATTAGATTTTTACCTGGTGGTAAAGCAATACTGGATTCTATTGATAAAAAAGTCAAGTCTGTTAATGAAGGTGGAGTTAAATTATCAAAATCAGCAAAAGACATTATGGCTAGTCTTGCAGACCAGAAACAAAATCTCATGGAGAGACTTACTTTAGGAGATCAGGAAGCTGCTATTCAGAAAAAAATTAGAGATCTTTTAGCACAGAATCCAGAATTAAAGAAAAAAGAAGTAGAACAAGCAGTAAGAGGTATAGCAGCAGTAGAGAAACAATTAGAACAACAGCAAAAGTTACATGATCTATACAAGGCAATAGGACAGAGTATTGAAACTGGAATAGTTGATGCTATTCAAGGTGCAATAGAAGGAACTAAAACTCTTGGAGAAGTTGCTCGTAGTGTATTCAGTCAAATTTCTAGATCACTTATTCAGTTTGGTGTTAATTCTTTACTAGGCAGTATATTCCCAGGTTCTAGATTCTTCGCACGAGCAGAAGGTGGCCCTGTCAGCAAGGGTAAAAATTACTTAGTTGGAGAACGTGGTCCTGAGATGTTTACACCAGGATCTAGTGGACACATAACACCTAATCATCAACTTGGAAGTTCTACTAATGTCGTTGTCAATGTAGATGCTTCTGGTTCTTCGGTGCAGGGTGATGAGCAAAGGGGTAGAGAACTTGGTCGACTTATATCAGTTGCAGTACAATCTGAATTAATACAGCAAAAAAGACCTGGAGGCATACTTTCATAATGGCTACGTTTCCATCAATAACCCCTACTTATGGTCAACAAAAAAATTCTGCACCATTAACTCGTACTGTTCGTTTTGCTGACGGCTATGAACACAGAATATTATTTGGTTTGGCACAACACCAAAACCCAAAAGTTTTTAACTTTACGTTTGAGGTGTCAGAAACAGATGCAGATACAATAGAAACTTTTTTAGATGCAAGAGCAAATGATAGTGCCAGCTTCGATTTTCAACCTCCAGGAGAGGCCAGCTCTTCTAAGTTTGTCTGTGAGACATGGAGTAAATCAATTACATATTTAAACAGAGCAACAATACAAGCTACGTTCAGAGAGGTGTTTGAACCATGAGTACTGATCCTGTATTTAGTGAAGTTCAAAAAATAAACCCTTCTGCAATCATTGAACTTTTTACACTACAGCTAGATAACTCTTTACATGGTGCAAATACAATTTATAGATTTCATTCTGGAAGTAACTTAAATGCGAATGGAGAAATAGTCTGGGCTGGTAATTCTTATCAAAGATTTCCAATAGAAGCCACAGGTTTTGCATATCAACGTGGTCAGATTCCAAGACCAACTCTTGTTGTAAGTAATGCACTTGGAACTATATCTGCAATTTTGTTGCTTGTTAATCAGACAACGGCTGGTAATGACTTAACAGGTGCTACGTTTACAAGAATTAGAACAATGGCAAGATTTCTTGATGCTGCAAACTTTAGTGGAGGTACAAATCCACTAGGAACACCAGATCCTACAGCAGAATTTAAACGTCAAATATACACAGTGGATCGAAAAGCAACAGAAACTAGAGAAATAGTAGAATTTGAATTAGCAGGAGCTATTGATATGGCTGGAGTTAGAGCACCCAAACGTCAATGCACCCGTGCCTTATTTCCTAGCATTGGCACGTTTACGCAATGAGCTGGAGAGATGACGCATTGGTTCATGCGAAAGACCAAGATCCGAAAGAAGCTGTAGGACTTTTATTAAATATCAGAGGCAAACAAAAATACTACCCTTGCCAAAATTTAGCTATAACAAATCATCAGGAGTTTATTTTAAATCCAGAAGATTATGTAAAGGCAGATAATTTAGGAGATATTGTTGCTGTTGTTCATAGTCACCCATCAACACCTCCAATACCAAGTCAGGCTGATCGTATAAGTTGTGAGCATAGTAAATTACCGTGGCATATTGTAAATCCCAAAACAGAAGAATGGGGTGAATGTCAGCCAGAGGGTTATGTTCCAGATTTATTAGGTAGACCATGGGTATGGGGTGTTACTGATTGTTGGAGTTTAGTTGTCGATTGGTATAAGCAGGAAAAGGGTATAGAACTGAAAGACTATGCAAGAACAATGACACCACAGGAATTTTTAGAAAATCCCTTATTTGAAAATTATGCGTGGCGAACAGGTTTTAGAGAACTTAGACCAGACGAACCATGTGAAGAAGGAGATGTATTATTAATGTCTATAATGCACCCAACTTTAAATCATGTAGCTATTTTTCTTGGGGATATGGTTTTACATCATTTAGCAGATAGACTATCTTGTAGAGAGCCATATTCTGAGTGGTTGTTAAAATGTACTGG